CATGTGCTGGTGCCCGGCCCCGGAGCCCGGCTGGCCCGACCACTGCCACGGCGCGGTGCTTCTCCGCCTCGCGGCGGGCGAGCCGCTGTGACCCCACGTTGCCGCTGGTGCCGCCGACCGCTCCGGGACCCAGCGTCCCGGGCGGCCGGCGCCGGGCCCGTCTGCCGCCGCACCCACCAGCCAACCCCGGCCCGCGCGGGCCCGAGCGGCGCGACGGAGGGTGGGCGGCCGACCGCCGGACAGCTCGCCCTGTGGGCGCCCGAGCCCTGCGGGAACGCCGAGCCCGCCCCGAGCCCGCCCGCCGACCGGCCCGAGGGCTACAGCCGCCGACAGCGGCGCCACATGCCCATCACCGACCTGCCCGACATCGCCACCTACCACCTTGAGGAGACCGCGTGATGCCCCCACCCCCATGCCCTGCCTGCCACACCCGGCCCCGCCGGCCAGGCCAGTACCTGTGCGGCCCCTGCTGGGGGAGCCTCCCCGCGCCCACCCGCCGCGCCCTGACTCGCCGCGACGGCCGCGCCTACGCCCGACTCCGTGCGCTACACGTCGCACTCGAGGCCGGCACCCCGCTGGTGGACATCCGCATCACCTGAACGTCGCACCCGGCCATCCCGGCGGCCGGGCCCACCCCGAGGAGATCCAGATGCCTGACTACTTCCCTTCGACCGGAGCCGACAGCCACCCACCCTCGGTGAGGAGACCCCCTGATGGTTCTCCGCATGACCGCGAGCAACATCACCGATGCCGCTCTGGACGACCTCTACGCCCGGCTTGCCGCCGCCGAACAGCAGGGCTGCATGCGCACCTGCCTCGTCCCGGAGTGCCGGGCTCAAATGGACATCGTCGCCGCCCTGGAGGGGCGTGTGCCAGCCCGGCCGGAATGGGACTCCGACGGATGGAAGCTCTTCAAGGCTGGCAGCGTCATCCCCGGCGGCGGCTACGTCTGCCCCGAACACGCCGCGCTGGTGGATGCACACCGCCCACAGGCAATCACCCAGGCGGACCCACCCGCCGTCGCCGCCCGCTGCACCTGCGGATGGGCGTCCGGCTGGTACCGCTGGCACAGGGCCGCACGCGGCCTGTGGGAGGACCACCTCCTCCGGGCGAACGGGAGCTAACGGCACCTCCCCGCGCCGCCACCGTAGTCGCCGCTCTCACCTCCTGACCGACCCACACCGCACGGAGCCCACCATGTACGACGACATCGACACCGCCCCCTGCACCCTGTGTCACCGGCCCGGCGCCGGGATCTACCACCCCGGGTGCCGCGCCCGGCTCGAGGAACACCTCCGCGTGCTCCCGCGGTTGTACCGCGTCCTCGAGGTCGCACTCGTTCCCACCCGGGGCAGCAGCGGGGGCCCGGTCACCGGCTCCCGCACCGCGCCCCTGCCGTGCAGGCTGGACACCCTGGACCTCCGGGCCCGGGGCGGCATCGAGGGCGTGCTCACGACGTGGGAGCGCGACGTCCGGGAGCTGCTCGGCTGGGACCCGCCGCCGGCCTGCGGCAGCGTCGAGGAGACCGTCGTAAGCAGCGCTTGGTTCCTCCTCAACCAGATCCCGTGGATCGCGGAGCAGCACCCCGCGGCGTACGAACTCGCCGACGAGATCCACCAGCTTGTTGCCCACTGCCGGGCGGTCCTCGGCGAGGAGCCGGCCGAACGCCGGATCACCCTCGCCTGCGCCACCCCTGACTGCACCGGGGTCCTGCGGATCACCCTGTCTACGCCCGGGCAGCAGTGCGGCCGGTGCGGCACCTCGTACGGCTGGGAGGCTCTGCGGGCGCTGCGGCCGGCGACGCGGGCCGTCGCGGCCTGATCCGGAGCCGGGCCGGTGGCCGCAGACCGAGCCGACGATGCCCCGCTGACGCCTTAGCCCGCCCAGCCGATGTCCCGCACCTCCAGCGCACCGGCCCGCGGCGAGTACTGCACCCAGCAGCGCCCGCCGTGAGCCTCTCTGATCTCCTCCACGGACCCCCGATCCCGCACGTCGGGCCATGCCCGCGGCGCTCGGCGCACCTGCTCGAGCAGCGCCAGCACCTCGGCGCGGCCGGCCGGCGGCAGCTCGGAGAACACCTCGACCGCCAAGTCCTCCACCACGAGTCCGCGCATCGATCCCCCTCAATGGCTACTGACGGTCACCGTAGGGCCGATGGAGGGCCGCAGGGATCACCCGGACGGGTCATATCCACACTTCCGGGCCACCGCCGCGCCACTCGATCAGCGCCCTGTCGTACAGGTCGATGTCGTCCGGGTCGAGGCCGGCCCGGCGGCAGAACTCCAGCAAGTCCGGCACGCCATACGCGACGCCGAGGATCTCCCCGTCCGCGCGCACACGGCGACCACCCGACCGGGACGGCGGCGCCACGATGATCCTGGCCACGACACCGAGCCTGCGCCGGTTCGGCCCCGAGTGCGAGCCCGGTAGCCCACTCGGGGGACGCGGCGTCACTGCGAGGGCTGGCCGCCATCCGACGCGTCCTCAACCGTCACCTCGTGCGCGAGACGCCATGGACGGAAGCCTTCCCGCGACGCGGTGGCCAGCAGGCGGACTGGCCTTCCCGCGTACTGACGCCGCCAGGATGTCCCATCTGGTATCCAATGCGGTATCGCACTCGGCGTCAGCGACAAGATGCGGAAGCCGTCGACTTCCATGCGCACTGCTGGCGCGAAGCGACCGTCGTTGCCCACACCATCCACACCCGGGACGAGCCGATACGGCCCCCAGATGGTTGCCTCAAGTTCCTCACGCGTGGGCCCCCGAGCAACTCTGGGCCGGTGATCGAAGCCATCGTCCCGGATCGTGAAGTCCACGTCGAGGTAGTCGTGGGCTGCCGGCCCGTCGAGGGTGACACGCAGGTTCACCCGGTCTGAGCCACCGCCGAGCGCCGTGGCGGTGAACGTGAACTGGGGGGTGAGTTCGTGGTGCCAGCGGTCGCGTTCGATCTGCGCAACGCTCTCCGCAATGCGGTTGGCAGCTTGCGCCGCTGCGGCGGCCTCCTCGGCCGCGCGGTTCGCCCGACGAGTCGCATGCAGGGCGATCCCCGCGGCGACCGCGCTTCCGGTAGCTGCCGCCGCGTTCAGGCCGTCAACCCAGGTCACTCCCACGGCCGTGCAGCTTAGCGGGCAACACCTGGAAGCGCCCGCACATCAGTGCTCCCCTGGTGCGCTCTACCGACACGCCCTCAGCCGCGCCACCATGGGCCCGTCACGCCGTGGGAGAAGGGGAGAGCGAATGGGCGAACACGAGAAGCCGCCGGCAGACCCGGGCCAGGGCACGCCACCCCCCAACAACGCCGATGGGCAGGTACCCGAGCCGCCTCCGCCGACCGGCGAGCACCGCAGGGACGACTCGTCCGGGTCGGGGTCGTGACCGACTTCACCTACCGTCAGCGCCGGCTGGACGAGGCCATGGCCACAGCCGGCGCCTGGCCGACCTCGGCGCCCTGGGTGCGACCCGCGATGGCTGCGCTGCCCCGGCACCAGTGGGCCCCGGACCGGCTGTGGCAGTGGAACGGACACGCGTACGCCCCGGTGGACTCCACCACCGAGCCGGGCCGCTGGGCCGACCTCGTCTACGCCGGACCGTACGACGCCGCGGTCACCCAGGTCGCCGACGGCCGGCCGGCATCCAGCCTGTCGTGCCCGTCGGTCGTCGCCGACATGCTCGCCGCAGCCGACCTGCACCCCGGCCAACGGGTACTGGAGCTGGGCGCGGGTACCGGGTGGAACGCGGCGCTCATCGCCCACCGGGTCGGGGCCGGGCGGGTGGTGACGGTGGAGGTGGACCAGGACCTCGCCGCCGCCGCGCAGGCCCGGCTCGACGCGGCCGGCGCCCGCGTCGGTGTCCGGTGTGGCGACGGCGCCGACGGGTGGGCCGACGGGGGACCGTACGACCGGGTGATCGCCACCTACGCGGTGGACACCGTCCCGTGGCCGTGGGTCGCCCAGTGCCGCCCCAGCGGCCGGCTCGTCGTCCCGTGGGGCCGGCTCGGGCACGTCGTGTTGACCGTGGCCCCCGACGGCCGGCTCGCCACCGGTCGGGTGGCCGGCCTCGCGCAGTTCATGGCCGCCCGCGAGGTGCCGCCGGCCCGCAGCTACGCCGACGTGCGCGGCGACACCCCGGCGGAAGACGAGCAGCCGTTCCGGGACCTCACCGAGCTGCACACGGACTGGCACTTGCGGTTCGCTGTCCGCGTGGCGCTACCCGACGTCCACCTGCGCACCGCGGTGGACGACGACGGCGCGAACGCCTGGCTGCACGACGACACCGGGTCCTGGGCCGCGGTGAACGCGGTCGGGGACGGCACCACCGTGGCCTACCAAGGCGGTCCGCGGCGCCTCGCCGCCGAGCTGGCGACCGCGTGGGACGAGTGGGCGGCCCTGGACCGACCGTCCCTGTACGACTGGGGGCTGACCGTCACCGCGGCCAGCCAGACCGTGTGGTGCCGGACCCCGGACACGGCCCCGGCCTGGGCGCAGCAGCGGGAACCCGCAGCACGCTGAACGGCACGACGACGGCCCCTCACCTGATGGTGGGGGGCCGTTCGCTGCGCTGGTCATCAACCCGTTACCTCTGGGGGTGGCCCGTAGCCGGCCGACTCCAGGCCGTGCTGTAGGTCGCCGACGTCCGAGCCGAGTCCGTCGTTGGCGTCCTCGATCCACTGCCACACGATCCGCAGGATGGCGCGTGCATCGTTGCCGTTGAGCGGCTGTGACCCCACCTGTCCGTCGATCACCGGGGCGTCTCCTTGCTGGCTGAGTGAACTGCGTTTCTTGCCTGGCTGCTTGGGGTTCGCTTCGAAGAACGCGGCGACCTCGTCCGCACGGAACCTTGGCCGGGTGCTGCCCTCGTCCTCGACAGGCTGAGGGAAGGTGCCGGTTCGCCGGTAGGCGTGGATCGACTGCCGACTGACTCCGTGCTCGGCCGCGATCTCGGCGGTGGTCATCAAGCGCGGGCTCCCCTCTGGTTCAGGGCTCTTGGGCACGGCAACATCCTTCCCGAACCTCTTGACGTTGTAAAGAGGTTCCTGCCAGTCTGGCACTGCACCAACAAGAACGGCCCCGGCCGGGCTCTCACACACCGGCCGGGGCCAGCCACCCACCTGCTCGCAACAGGAGGACAGCCATGGACCCGCAGCGTACCCAGGACCCGCAGCTCCCCGACAGTCGCTTGCCCCGGCTGGCCGTCGCGCTCGCCGACGCCGATCGCGCCGTGAGGAACCCGATCTCCCGCCGGCTGCGGGAGACCACCACGGTCGGGCAGGCCGAGGCCGCGACCGCCGCGGCCGAGGACCGCGACCCCACCCCCGCCGGGCTCACCACCCGCGGGCTCGCTGCCCTGAACCGGCTCCAGGCCGCCCTCGGACTCGGGGCCGCCGCGTGAACTGGAACCCGACCACCCTCGTGCTGCTCGACGAGGTGACCGACCAGGAGCGGGCCTCCGATGGCGTCAGCCGGTACGGCGTCTACCTCGCCGCCGCCGCCCAGGACTTCCAGATCTGGCCGGACGCGGACGCCCCGCACACCGACCCCGCCTACTTCGCCGTCACGGCCTGGCGGATCGCCACCAGCCCGATCATGGACCCCGCCTACGCCGTCACCCGCCCCGACCTGACGGCCATCACCGCCCACATCGACGACGAGGCCGGCGACCTAGTCGTGGACATCGCCGTGCCGCTGACCCACCGCGCCCTCGCCCGCCGACCCGGCTACCCCTGGCAGGACTGGCGCACATCGCGGCCCGTCACCGGCGACCCCGCCGGCCACTGGCCCCGCACACCCCCACCCGGCCCCCGCTGCGCGATCCTCACCACCGCCACGGTGCGGCTGAACGGCCGAGACTGGCCCCTGCCCACCCCGACCGCCACCAGCGGCCCCACGCTGCTGGCCGAGGCCAAGCAAGCCATCGAGGTGATCGCCGACCGCGTCAACACCGAGGCCGGCCACATCGTGGCCCAGCTCCTCGCCGGGGAATCACGGTGAACCGCCGCCCCGCGCTCCGGCCCGCCGCAGGCCCGCAACCGGTGGAGGTCCGGCTGATCGGCCCGGACGCCGCGGTCCGCGCGACCGTCGCCGCCCTCCAGAACGCGGCCACCTGCGGCCCGGCCACCTACCGGCCCACCCGGGACGGCACCGGCACCCGCGCCTACCTCACCGTCATCGTCCCCTCGCCGGACGCCTGACCCACCCCACCGACCGGCCGGCCCGCGCCCCCTTCTCCCTGAGCGCGGGCCGGCCACCCCACCCTGCCCCGGAGCCCTCGTGTACCTGATCAACTGGGCCGCGGCGAACCCCTGGCCGGCCGCCGCCTGCCTGGCCGGAGTCGTGCTCCTGGCCCTGGTCGTGGCCCTCGCCGCCACCAGGGCGCCCCGCCCGCCGGCGCGCGCGGCCCGTCGCCGACCCCCCGACGCGGTGGTGGCCGCGGCCATCGCCGCAGCCGCGTGCACCGCCTACAGCGGGGACACGAGCTGGCGGTTCGCCGCCCACCGCCTCGACATGGCCTCGGTCACCGAGCGGGCCGCGATGTTCGCCGCCGGCGAGCTCGCCCTGTTCGCCTGCGCGCTCATGGCCCGCCAGAACCTGCGCACCACCGGCGCGCCCGGCGCACCCGGGCTGCTGGTGTGGGTCATCGTCGGCGTCCAGATCGTGCCTGCGTTCGCCGAGTCCGGCCTCGTCGGCGGCTTCGTGCGGGCGTTCTTCGGCCCGATTGCCGCCGGCCTGCTCTGGCACCTCGCGATGGGCATCGAGCTGCGTCACCACCGCCCCGGAGCCACCTCCCAGGCGCTGGCCGCGATCCTCGCCCGCGAGGCTCGCGAGCGGCTGCTCTCCCGCCTCGGTGTTGCCCGCCGTGGCCGCGACGCCGAACAGATCACCCGGGACCGCTGGACCGTGCGCGCCGTCGATCTCGCCGCCCGGCTCGCCCAGCCCGGCACCCGGCCACGACGAGCCCGACGCCTCGAGCACCGCCTATCCGTCGCCGTCGGCCGCGCAGCAGTCGGCGCCCACCCCGCACAGCGCCAGGCCCTCCTCGAACTGCTCGCCGCCCGCCGCCACGCCACCGCACTCGCCACCATCACCCTTCCCTCCCCATGGGATGCACCCGCACCCGACCACGCTGCCGGCCGCACTCTGGCTGGCCTGGTGCACACCGAGCTGACCGCACTCGACCCGATGGATGCGGTGCATCTGGTCGCGGATGCGCACCCGGATGCATCCCCCGCAGAACTTGCCTCCCTGCTCACCGAACACGGAGTGGTGGTGTCCCCAACGCAGGTCGCCATTGCCCTGAGGGCAGCCGCCCACCACGCACCTGAACCCGCCCCCAAGATCGCCGCATCCGCACCTCGTGCACTCGGATGCGAATCCGACCCGGGTCAACACCGATCCGCCGTCCGCGCCACCTGGACACCCCACACCGGCGACACCACCGAACCGCACCTGGCCGGCACGGGCCCGGACGCAACCGAATGCGTACCCGCACCCCAGCACGACGACCCACTGCTGCCCGACGCCCGAGCCATCGACGACGCATCCCGCGCCACCACCGGCCGAACCGCATCCCTGCGCCGCCTTCAGACCGAGCTGCGCATCGGCCAGGCCCGGGCACAGCGCATCCGCCGCGCACTCGACGCACCGGACGCGCCGGATGCACCCACCTCGCCCACCGCACCCGCACTCGAGGAGTGAATCGTGCGCACCCCCGTCCCCCTCGTCCTCCTGCTCGCCGCCGGCATGGCGGTCCTCGGCCTCGTGGCCGCCGCCCCGCACACCGCGCCCAGCCGGCTGGCCATGTGCCGCGCCACCGCCGCCGGACTGATCGCGTGCGCCTACCTCCTTGTCCTGCTCACTCTCACCCGCTGAGGAGCCCTGCCATGCCCGAGCCCATCGAACCCAGCCGGATCATCCCGGCCGGCTGGCCTCTGCCCGGATCGGCCGCAGGCCCGGCCGCTGGACCGCCGTGGTGGCGTGCCTCCGAGCCCTCGCCACCACCTGCCGGCCCGCCGCACGTCCACCTGCACCTGGACGTGCACATCACCCCGCCCCGGAGCCCGGCCGCCACCGAACCCGAGCCGGGCCCCGGCTGGTGGGAGCGCCACCGGCCCGGCTACCAGGCCGCATGCATCCTCGCCGGACTCCCCATCACCGGCGCCTGGGCCGCCGTCCTGGACGCCTGCCGCACCGAGGCCGGGCTCGCCGGCGCCTGGGTCCTCGCCCTCGGCCCCCTGACCGCCACGGCGCTCGCCGACAACATCTGCCGAGCCGCCGCGGCCGGCGCCGACCCCGACCTGTGGCCCCCGAGGATTCGCGCCGCCGTCGCCCGCGTTGCGCTGTGGGCCGCCGTCATCGCCACCGCCCTCGCCCTGCCCGTCACCACCGTTGTCTACCTGCTGACCGGAGTCTCCGCATGACCCCCCTGGCCGCCGCCGCGAGCGGCATGACCAGCACCACCCTCACCTCCGCCGGCCTCGCCGTCGGCATCGCCCTGCTTGCCGTTGAGCACGTCCGCTGGTACCGCGGCGGGGGAGGCGGTGGCAAGAGCCCGAAGGGCGCACCCGCGCCCGCCGAGGCCGGCGGCGGCAAGGCCCGCGACCCCAAGGTCTTGATCCCCTGCTGGTCCGGTGTCGCGTTCGGCACCCTGATGGTCGCCTGCCCCGCCGGCCTGCTCGGCACCGGCGCCGGCATCCTGCGCTGGGGCGGGAACGGCCTCGGCGACCTTGCCATGTCCAAGCTGACCGGGCAGTCCTCCACCGTCGTCGCCGAGGCGTCCGCGCCCGCCCTCGACGGGAACGGAGCCCTCGTGGTAACCGCCGGCGTCATCGGCCTGGTCCTGCTCAGGAAGACGTTCGCCAAGGCCATCAAGGGCCGGTTCTGGCGCGGTGTCTGGGCCGGCACGCTGGTCACGATCGGCACCGGCATGTTCGCCTACATCGGCGACCTGGTTGTCCCGGGCGTCAACAGCCTCGGCGCGCAGCTCGTTGGCGCCGTCGTCCACGGGAGCGTCGCGTGAACCCCCGCGCCGACGATGCGCCGACGACCGTCGAGTGGCTGCGCGACGCCGTTGACCGCCTCGGTCGCGGCTCCGGCCGGCTCGTTGTCCTCATCGGCCGCCGCGCCGTGCAGACGTGCCGCACCTGCTGGGCCCGGGGGAGTGTCTGGCTCGACGATGCGACGGGTCTGAGTTGGATGGTGCGCGCTGCTGTCCTCGCCGGGGGAGCGCTCGTCGCCGCCCGCATCGGCACCGCGGTCCTGGCCGGCTCCGGCCGGCGAATCGAGGCCGCGCGATGGCTGATGTGGCCGACCACCGCCGTATGGCTCACCGCCGCCTACCGCGTCGGCCGGCCGGACTGGCGACCCAAGGCCAGCCCTGCACCGGACAGCCCGGCGGACGCCGAGGAACCGGACGCCGAGGCTGCGCCGGATGGGGTCCAGGACGACGACGGGACGGCCGCCCGTGAGGCGGCCCCCGCCGCGGCCCCGATGCCCACGCGCAGGCAGCTCGCCGTCGCCCTCCACCGGCTCGGTGCTCCGCACTGCCACACCGCGGTCCTCGCGGCTGCTCTCGGCATCAGCCAGGACCGTGCCCGGGAGGCCCTCGCCGCCGCAGGGGTCCCCACCGGTCCGGTACGGATGCGAGGGCGCGGCTCCAGCACCGGCGTGCGCGCCGCCGACTTCCCGCCCCTCCCCGCCGCCGAGGAGAGGCCCCCTGACGGCGTTGTTGCCGCAGGTGAGCGCGCCAACAACGACAACAACAACGTCGCCGAGTACTACCTCGCCCCCGACCGGTTCCACCCGCACCTCACCCACGTGGTGTGGGAAGGCCCCAGCACCTTGCCGCCTACCACCGGCCGCTGAGTCGAGACAGGAGATTCCTTATGCACTACTGCCCCGTCTGCGGCTGGTGGACCAACTGCGGCGGCCACTGAGCCGTGCGCTCGTGGCCGAACCCCTGGCACCGGCCGGCACCACGAGAGGATGACCGCCAGGGTGATCCGGATTCCCCGACCACCGCCACAACCTCACCGACCGAAGGAAAATGATCATGTCCGAGATGCGCATGCCCGTGAAGGTGCTCTTGGTCGTCGGCGATCAAGCCGAGCTGACCACCCCCGAGCGGGACCACACCGACCCGGAGCGGTGGCCGGCTGAGCAGGTGTCTGCCGACACCGGGTACGCCGTGGCCGATCTGCCGGGTAAGGAGTTGGTCGCGGTGATCGGTGAAGACGGGGAGGTGGTGCGCTTTCAGCGGCCGTGAGCGGGGCTTGACACAGAGGGAGGGCCGGCTGTTTCGCCGGCCTTCTTCTCAACCCAGATTGTTGCATAAAGGTGCATGCCCGTTGTATTATGAGGCACGTCGGGAGGGGGTAACAGCCCACCGACACCAGTCGAACACCCAACAGAAAGGGAAGGATCATGGACCACGACCAGTACGAGACGGCAGTCCAGGAACACGAGGCTCTCTACCTCATGATCAAGGCCGCGTGCTACCTCCTGCCCGTCCCGATCAACCTGCCGTCGGCCGGAGTTGAGCAGGCTGAGCGCATGAAGGCGCTCAGCCGGGTGGCCTCCATCGTCGATCAGCAGCCCATGCCCGAGGAGCAGTACGGCGAGCTGGGCAACGCCTGCCTCAACTGGATGATCGCGGCGGACCTCCTCCGGTTCGAGGCGGAGGATCGCGAGCCGTCCGTGTGGCACCGGGTGGTCGCCGTCCGCGCGCTGATCATGGAAGGGGTGGACGCGGTAAAGAGGCTCGGCGACTGGCTGGCTGACCAGATGTAGGGCTCATGACGGCCGCCCTGTCCACTCCGGCGGGGCGGTCACCTGCCACTCCCCAACCTTCGAGATGAACGGACAACGCCATGGTCCACGGAGACCACGCCGCACAGCGGCGCGAGACCCTTCGCGAGATCGCTGCCCGGCACGGCCGCAGCTACGACACCGTGCGGAACAAGTGGAGCCGGCACCCGGACTTTCCCGCCCCCGTCGGGAAGCGCGGACGCTCCCTCGAATACGACACGCAGGCCGTGGACCGGTGGGTGCAGGCCGAGAAGGGCCGCCCGGCCCCGGACCTCGAGCCGGCCCGGCTTTACACCGCCCAGGACCTGGAGGTTGCCGGCGTCGGCATCACGGCCGGCACCATCCGCGCCGACCTCGCCCGGGGCCGGTGGCCCAAGCCCGACCACACCACCGGCGGTAACCGGTGGCGCGGAGCAACCGTCATCAAGCACCTGGCCGGCCGCCGCGCGAAGACGACGCCGACCAAGCCTCAACGGAAGGACACACCCGTGCCCCCCGCATCTCCCCGCAGTCCGTTCGCCGACCGCATTGGAGCTCTGATGGAGACGCTGCCCGACAGCGTGCAACTCCAGGCCGCAAAGGACCTGTTGCTGTGCCCGGAAGCGGAGTTGGAGCAGCGTGTCGTCCGGTGGGAGCAGTGGACGCCCGGCGCCTGAGCCCGGGCCGTAGCATGAAAGGAGGCCCGCCCCCGCTTGCTCCGGGGGCGGGCCTTGTGATGTGTGATCACCTCCGGTGGAGAGTGACCCAGTAAGAGGTCCCCCGCTGCGTCACCCCGACGCCGAACTTCTTGCCTAGGCCGCGCCGGACCAGGTCCCGCGCGAGCTTGGCCTGAAGGGCCTCGGCCTGCTCTCGGCCCTCCGGGGTGGCGGGGAAGGACCCCAGAACCTCCATGTGATCTCCCTTCCTTCTCGGGCTTGGACCCTGTCGCCCTCCCGATGTGCACCACAATACAGCACTCACGCACCGTTTTGCAACGCGAGTAAGGGTGCAAACTGGGAATTCGGCGGCTCCCTTGAGTTGTAAGAGGGTGCGCGAGTGCTGTATTATGGTGCACGTCGGGAGGGGGTAACAGCCCAAACGACACCAGTCGAACACCCAACAGAAAGGGGAAAACCGTGGCAGACGAAGAAGAGCGGTTCGCGGAACTAGTCCGCTACACCGCCAAGGCGCACGTGATCGTCCGAATGATGCTCGCCGAACTTCCGATCCCGGTACGCGTTCCCGAGTTTCCCGAACCGGACGCCGACGCCGACGACATTCTCCCGGCCCTCACGGCGCTGGACCGCGCCCGCGCGCTCATCAGCGACGAACCACTGCCGCTCGAACTCTGCAGCGCCTACCGCAACCTGATTCTCGAGTGGCTGAACGCCTACGAGATCGTGACTCTTGTGCAGCAGGCCGGCCCAGTGTCGTGGCGCCTCGACATCCTCACCTTCACGCTGCACCGCATCGCGGTCATCGTGACCATGATTGAGGGAGGCGAACTGCTGGAGTGAGTCAGTGACACCCGCCCCCGGAGCAAGCGGGGGCGGGTGTTCGCTTCCCTGTGGGCAGCGAACAGGGGCCGGCGCGAACCCCAGGCGAACCCGGGGGTAACAGAGCGCCGGCCCCTACCAGTCGAACCCCTACAGGGGATCGCCTTCAGTCTACGGCGGCGTGCGAAGTGGCGCCAAAGAAGGGTGAAGTCTCGAACTTCTCACCGTTGCAAGAGGGTGCATTAATGCTGTATTATGGTGCACGTCGGGAGGGGGTAACAGCCCAAACGACACCAGTCGAACCCAACAGAAGGGAAGAACCGTGGCAGACGAAGAACCCACCCTCAGCACGCTCATCGAGCGCCACGCCCGCCTCTACCAGCGGATGTGCGGAGTGTTCATCACCCTCCCCATCCCGATCCACCTGCCCACCGGCACCCTGCCCATCGAGGACTGCATGGCCGCCCTCGAACGCGTGGTGGTCATTGCGGAAGAGGCGCCCATGCCCCCCGCGCAGCGCGCCAGCCTCGCCGTTACCTGCATCAACTGGCTCACCGCCGCAGACCTGATCCGCGCCGAAATCGAAGGGCAACGCCCCTGGGACCGGCGCGTGGCCATCCTCCTCCACATGATGGACTGCACCGAACACCTGGTTGACCTCAACCGGTGGATCAGCGGAAGCGACTAGCGGCCATACCGTCCCCCGGCACACCGTCGGGGGACGGATCACCCGCACGATCACGCCGAACGCGCCGCTTGACAAGATCGACGCGAACTGTAACCCTCAACTCTTGAGCTGGGACGCCTGTCCCAAGAGCCCCTGAGCCCCCGCCGAGCCCCGCTCCCGGGGGTTTTCGCATTCCTGGAGGTGGCCCGTGGACGTCCGCTACCCCAACCCCCCGGCCCACCTCATCCGCACACGCGATGACCTCGGCAGCATCTGGGACGCCGCACGCGCGGCCGGCGTCCGCCCCGGCACCATCCGCGTCTGGATACACCGCCGCAAGATCAGCCCCGTAGACCTCGGCGACGATGGCCCCGAACTGTTCCACCTCCCCACCGTGCTGACCGCAGCACAAGCCGGCCGCCGACACACGCCGCCGGACCCAGCCGCCAACGCACGCGCACACCGCGCCGCATGAACCCCCGCTGCCCGAGCTGTTCCCCCCGACGGGCAGCGGGACCCCCGGACTGAGGGCACCCAGGCGGCCTCGCTCCTGGACGTCACGGAACCGTCACACTGCCCCCACCCACCCGTCACCCGCGACAGAGTGACGCCTATGCGTATACGCCCCGCAGGGATTGCCCTCGTCGTGGCCGCCGTCCTCGCCGCTGGAACCGCGTGCAGCGACGATGAGGTCACCACCGACCCGGACCCCACCAGCAGCTCCCCGTCGTCGCCCACGCCGAGTAGCTCCGGGAGCCCAACCTCCTCACCCAGCGACCCGGCGCCGGCACCCAGCTCCTCGCCGACGGAGGCCGCCCTGGGCGACACCATCACCCTCAAGTCCATGGAGGGCGCGGAGATCGCCGTCACCCTCAAGGACTGGGCCGACCCGACCAAGGCCGCGGACGGGTTCACCGTCGCGGACGACGGCAAGAAGTTCGTGGGCGCCCAGCTCGAGCTGGTCAACACCGGCAGCAAGGTCTACAGCGACAGCCCGTCGAACGGCGCCCAGGTTGCCGACACGAAGGGCCAGCGGTTCGACGTCACCATCCTCGGGTCCGACACCACAGAGGGACCCGAGATGGTCTCCTCACTGACACTCCCGCCCGGGGACAAAGCGCTCGGGTGGGTGACGTTCGAAGTGCCGGCCGCCTCGAAGATCAACCGACTTCAGTTCGCTCTCGACTCCGGGTTCGGGGAGCAGACCGGACAGTGGATCATCAAGTAGAACCCGCCCGCAGACAGAGCCCCGGCCCCGCGCCGGGGCTTTCGCACGGAAGGAGGCCGGTCGATGCCCACCAGCGACGCCGAAGGCAAGGACTGGTCCCTCGAGCACTACCGCCGGCACCTCCCCGACACCGTCACCGACATCGGGCCCGGCGAAGGCACCTACGCGCGCCTGTTCCGCTCCGAGCACGAAGGCGTGTGGTGGACCGGCGTCGAGATCCACAAGCCCTACCTGCGGAAGTACAGGCTGCGATCCACGAAGACGCGGGTCATGTACGACGAGCTGCACGTCCTCGACGCCCGAGACGCGCCCGACCACCTCTACCACCGCGACCTCGTCATCGCCGGCGACGTCCTCGAGCACATGCCCCGGACGGACGCCGTCGACCTGCTCAGCCGGATCGAGGCTGCGGGGGCGTGGCACATCCTCGTGTCCGTGCCGATCGTGCGCTCCGAGCAGGGGCCTGTCGACGGCAACCCGCACGAGGCGCACGTTCACCAGTGGGACCCCGACGACATGGGCCAGGTCCTCACCGGGCTCGGCGGTCACGTCGAGACGATGCGTGGCAACACCCTCGGCGTCTGGTGGTGGTCCCGCCGTGGCTGAGTACAACGTCGCCCTCATGGTCAGCGATGTGCCTGCCGCACTACGCCGACCCCGCTGGAAGCCCTGACCGCCACCCCCACCGGAGGCCCGCGCCACGCCGACCCCGGACTACCGGCGGATCGCCCAGCTTGAACGCGAACTCGGGATCGTCCCACCCGAACCGCCCACCCCCGCGTTCGCCTCGCCGTCTGCCTGTGCAAGGACTGCGAGGTCCTGGAGTTCCGCACCTTCTCCGGCGTACTGCTACGCATTCACCACCACTAACTCCCGGAGGCCCGCGCCATGGCCCGCATCCAGATCCTCGAGCTGCCCACCGAGCACCACGGCGACGACATGGTCACCCCGTTCGTGCTCGTCATCGACCAGCACGTGCGGCAGCGCCACGTCCTCGGTCCCGACCACGTGGTGTCCACCGACCCGCTCGAGCGCATTGCCGAGCAGGTTGGCGCCCGAGCCGTCGTCGCCTTCGAGGAGACCATCGAGATCCCCGCCAACGAGGTGCCCGTCGACCCCGACGGCTACCCGCTGAAGATCCGCGTCGAAGTCGAAGGCGACTTCGAGCAGTTCCACGAGCAGGTGCAAGCGGAGATCAGCAAGGCGCAGGAGCAGATCGCACGAGCCCGCATCGGCTCATGAGCGGAGGCTGGAAGGGCTCGGACCGGGTGACGCGGCTTCCGCGTGGGTGGCGGAAGATCCGCAAGCGCATCCTCGAACGCGACCCGATCTGCAAGCTGTGCGGGGTGCGACCCTCCACCCACTGCGACCACATCATCGCCAAGGCCGACGACCACACGGACGCCGGCCTCCAGGGCGTGTGCGGGCCGTGCCACGACGCCAAGTCCAGTCGCGAAGGCAACGCCGCGCAGAAGGCCAACCTGCGGCCCGGTCGCCGCCGGCCGCCTGAGCCCCACCCAGGACTGCGGGGGTAGCCAGTGCCCATCTACCTCGTCCACTACCCCAAGGGCAACGGGGAGGACCTCGTCGTCAGCGACGACCAGTTGACCCTCACGGCCGACGGGAGCTGGGCCGTCCTCGCCGACCAGCACGGGCCCTGCGTTGCGGTCCCCGCCCACGCCGGAGCCACCATCACACGCATCGACCAGGACCCCGAGCAGCCCTCGTGATCACCTGGGGGGATACCCCTCCCCTCGTGATCACAGCCATCGGGGCCGTATAGCACCTGACTGTCTGTACGGGTTCCCTAGGGCGCCCGTCCCCGCCGTCAGCTCTCGCGCGTGCCCTGGAGGCGTGCGGTGCCGTCGCTGCCTCTTCGCCCGCTGCGTGCCCTGGTGGCGCGCCTGACCCTGGAGGTCGCCATGGGCGCACACGGACCTATCCCCAAGCGCTCAGAGGAGCGCCGCCGACGCAACCGCGACGACGTCGCTCCTGTTCAGGCCCCTGCGGGGGCGCCCCTGGATCTGCCCGAGCTGCCGGACCCTGATCCGCTGTGGCACGCGATCGCCGCCGACTGGTACCTGTCCTTGCGGCGGTCGGGGCAGGCCGCGTTCTACGAGCCGTCAGACTGGGCGATGGCCCGGTACGCGGCCGAGCTGATGTCGCGGGTGCTGCTGTCGCCGGTGACGAACGGGCAGCTCATCTCCGCGCTCGACTCGGTGATGGCGCGGCTGTTGACGACCGAGGGCGACCGCCGGCGTGCCCGGATCGAGTTGGAGCGAAAGCCGCCCGGCTCGAGGCTGGCCGCGGTGAAGCCGCTGGACGCCTACCGTGATCTCGCCGGAGGCTGAGGAGAAGGTCCCGGAGCTCGTCGAGCCGTTCACGCTCGGGCCGACGTGGCGGCGCGGCCCGGACGGTCGGTTCCTGCTGCCGGAGTACACACTGGGCTGGCAGTGCCTGGCCTGGGCCTCGATGTATCTCCAGCACTACGCCGGGAGGCCGTGGCTGTACACCTCCGAGCAGGCCCGGCTGACGCTGTGGTGGTACGCGATGGATCCGGTGACGAACCGGTTCCTGTGGCGGGACGGAGTGATCCAGCGGCTGAAGGGCTGGGGCAAGGACCCGCTGATCGCCACCTGGAGCGCGTTCGAGTTCGTCGGACCATGCCGGTTCGGCGAGGTCGCCGACGAGGGCAACGAGTGGGGCGTCCCGGCCGGGCAGCCGATGGGCGTGCAGCATCCGGCAGCGTGGGTGCAGATCGCCGCGGTGTCGCAGGACCAGACGCGGAACACGATGACCTTGTTCCCGTCGATCTTGACGACGCGGGCGATCGAGGAGTACCGGATCGACCTCGGTAAGGAGATCATCTACGCCGACAGGGGCCGGGCTCGGATCGAGGCTGTCACCAGCTCACCGCGGGCTCTCGAAGGTGGGCGACCGACGGCCGTCAACATGGGCGAGACCCACCACTGGGTGGAGTCGAACGGTGGCCACGAGATGGCGGCCGTGATCGAGCGCAACGCCACCAAGTCGGCGGACGGCCAGGCGAGGACGCTGGCGAACACCAACGCGTACGAGCCAGGCGAGGACAGTGTCGCCGAGCGGACGCGGGAGGCGTTCGAGTCGGCGGAGGCCGGCCGGGCGGCCGACACGGGCCTGTTCTATGACTCGTTGGAGGCCCCGGCCGAGGCGAAGTTGACGCCGGAGTGGATCGGGCCGACGCTGCGCGCGGTGCGCGGGGACTCGGTGTGGTTGGACATCGACCGGTTGACGGCGTCGATCCTCGATGTCCGCAACCCGCCGAGCCGCAGCCGCCGGTTCTGGTTCAACCAGATCGTCGCGGCGGAAGACGCCTTCCTCGCCCGGTACGAGTGGGACGCCAACCCGCACGACGGCCTGGCGCTCGACGAGGGCGACGAGCTGGTGCTCTTCTTCGATGGCTCCAAGAGCGACGACGCGACCGGCCTGGTGGCCTGCCGCATGTCGGACGGCCTGGTGAGCACGCTGGGCGTGTGGCAGCGGCCAGCGGGATGGCCGGAGGGCCGACCGTGGCGGGTGCCGCGCGAGGAGGTCGACGGGGTCGTGGAGAGCACGTTCGCGCGGTACCGGCCGGTGGCGTTCTTCGCCGACCCAGGGTCCGGGCACGACGACGCGGACGGGGAGCGGTACTGGGATGGCTACATCGACGACTGGGCGCAGCGGTACGGGCAGCGGTTGAAGCTGAAGGCGGTGGCGTCCGGGCCGCGGCAGCACGCGGTGCTGTGGGACATGCGTGACCCGAAGCATCAGCCGATCTTCACGGAGGCGGTGGACCGGTTCTACCGGGACGCGCTGGAGCGGCAGGTGCCGCACGACGGGCATCGGGTGCTGCGGCAGCACATCGCGAACGCTCGGCGGCGTACGAACCGGTGGGGCTACACCATCGGCAAGGAGCATCGCGAGTCAGCCCGGAAGATCGACCTGGCGGTGTGTGCGATCGGGGCGCGGATGCTGCGCCGGATGGTCCTGAACAGCCCGACGTGGGCGAAGCGATCCCGGGCCCGAGGCAAGGGGAGGGTGGTGGTGCTGCGGTGACGACTCCGACTCTGCCCCGGCTGAGCCTGTCGGACGACGAGCAGCGGGTCGCGGCGCGGCTGCGCAGCGAGCTGCTGGCGTGCCGCCCGCACCTGGAGCTGCTGGACGCCTACCACAACGGCAACCAGCTCATCCGCGACCTCGGCATCAGCATCCCGCCGCAGCTCAAGGGCCTGCACACGGTGATCGGCTGGCCGGCCATCGCCGTCGACGCGCTGGAGTCCCGCCTGGATCTGGAAGCGTTCCGGTGGGCTGACAGCGCGGACGCCTCCGAGCTCGAGGCGATCGCGGAGGCCAACGACTTGTTCGACGAGGCGTCGCTGGCGCACACCGATGCGCTGACCTACGGCCGCGAGTACGTGACGGTCGGGTCGCCGGACGAGGACACCGAGCAGCCGATCATCACGTACGAGTCGCCGCTAGACATGACCCTGGACTGGGACGCTCGCCGCCGTGTGGTCCGGTCGGCGCTGCGGGAGTCCACCGACTGCGACGCCTGGGGTCTGGGCCCGGACGAGCGGATCACCACTCTGTACCTGCCGGACCAGACGATCACTGCTGTCCAGGCAGGCGGCGGCTGGGAGGTACTGGACCGCGACGAGCACGGCCTGAACATGGTGCCGGTCGTGCGGCTGGCGAACCGGCAACGCACCGGGGACCGCCGGGGCCGCTCGGAGATCACGACCGAGGTCATGTCGATCACGGACGCGGCGTGCCGCCGGCTGATGGGCATCGAAGTCGCGGCCGAGTTCTTCGGCGCTCCTGCCCGCTACATCCTCGGCGCCAGCGAGTCCGCGTTCCAGGATGCCGAGGGCAACACCAAGAGCGCCTGGGAGACGTACATCGGCCGGGTGCTGGCGCTGGAGCGGGACGAGGACGGAAACGTCCCGACGGTCGGCCAGTTCGTCGCCCATGACCCGTCCGGGCAGACCGCGATCATCGACCTGTACGCGCGGATCATGGCCGCGCAGCTCGGAGTCCCACCGCACTTCCTCGGCTACACCAGCGACAATCCGGCGAGCGCGGACGCGATCCGGTCCAGCCAGGACATGCTGGTGAAGAAGGCGGAGCGTCGCATCAGGCGGTTCTCCGTGGGGCACCGTGCCTCGATGCGCCTCGCGCTGTGGATGCGCGACGGAGAGGCGCCGGACCCGGCGAGGCGCATCGAGTGCGTGTGGCGCAACCCAGCGACGCCGACGATCGCCGCCCAGACGGACGCCGCGGTGAAGATGGTCCAGGCCGGGCTGCTGCCGCCCGACTCCGAGGTGGCGCTGGAGATGGCCGGGCTGACGGAGGACCAGCGGCGCCGGGTCGCCGTCGAGCGGCGACGGGCCCGCGGGGCGCAGACCCTGGACCGGCTGCTCCAGGTCGCCGACGGCCTCGACGGCGGGGGGCCGGAGGTGGCCGGTGTCGACAGTGGTCTCTGACGGCGGTGACGCGGCTCGGCGGCAGCGGGCCGCGCAGCGGGGGCTGACGCGGCTGCTGGTGCGTGACATGCGCCGGCTGCGCCGCCTGATCATCCCGTCCCGGCTTGAGGCGTCGGTGCCTCCGTGGATCGACGCGGTGCGGGCGCTGGTGGACCAGTATGGGCAGGCGTCCGCTGCGCTGGCCGCGGACTTCTACGACGCGGAGCGGGTGGCGGCCCGGGTGACCGGGACCTTCACGGTGCCGCTGGTGACCGCGCCCCCCGACGGGCAGGTGGACAGCAGTCTGCGGTGGGCGACGAAGGACCTGTGGTCGCGGGACCCGGACGACCCGGCGACCACCGAGGCGCAGCGGCAGCCGATGGACGTGCGGCTCCACCAGGCAGAGAAGAAGGCCGAGGTCGTGGCGCAGAAGTTGGTCGCGGGCCAGGGCCGCGGCACCGTCCAGGAGGCGGTCCGGAGGGACCGGCAGGCGGTCGGCTGGGCGCGCACGGCGGCGCTCGGGGCGTGCGCGTTCTGCAAGCTCCTCGCCACCCGCGGCGCGGTCTACAAGCAGGACACCGCCGACTTCCGGGCGCACGACGGCTGCCACTGCGGTGTCCTCCCGATCTTCCGCGGACAGCGGTTCGAGCTGTCCGCGAAGGCCAAGGAATGGGAGCGGCTGTACCGGGAGTACGCCGCAGGCCACTCCGGAGACCAGCTCGCCCGCTTCCGGCGCGCGCTGGACGAGCACGGGCTGCTGCCCGTCGCTCGCTGACCCATCACGGCCGCCCAGGAGGCGGTCTCATCACAGCCCCAGGAGGGCGACACAGCCATGCCTGACGAGCCGATCGAGCCTGCCCCGCAGCCTGAAATCCCCGCGCCCGCCCCAGAGACGCCCCCCGATCCGCCCGCGACGGCGGACCCGTGGGATAACCCGGCGGCGGCCCGTCGGGAGATCGAGAAGCTGCGCCGGGAGGCCGCGAAGTACCGCACGGCCGCGAAAGAGCTGGAGCCGCTCGCCGCCAAGGCCCGGGAGGCCGAGGAGGCGCAGAAGACGGAGGCCGAGCGTCTGTCCGGGCAGCTCGCCGAGGCGCAGAAGCGCACAGCGGCGATCCAGCAGCGGGCCGTACGGGCCGAGGTGAAGGCCCTGGCGGCGACCGACTTCGCGGACCCGGAGGACGCGCACGCGTTCCTCGACCTGGACTCCTACGCCGACTCCGGCGGCGAGATCGACGCCGACCGCATCCGGGAGGACCTCGCCGAGCTGCTGAAGCGCAAGCCGCACCTCGCCAAGACCCCGGAAGGGCCGCGTCGTCCGGCGCCGGACCGCACCCAGGGCTCCTCGGGCAACGGCAACCGATCCCCATCTGACCCGGCGACGACGTTCGCCGCCTTCCTGAAGCAGGGCCTCGAACGGGGCCGCTGAGAGAGGTAGCCCCTGATGGCAGCCACCAACCCGATCAAGCTGAGCGCGGTCGATCCCGTCTTCCTGCCGGAGACGCTGGTCGGCCCGATCTTCGAGAAGTCCGTCGAAGGCTCCGCAGTGATGAGCCTCGCGCGGCCGGTGCCGCTGAGCATGACCGCGAACACGGCCGTGCCGGTGCCGCTCGACGTGCCCACCGCGGACTGGGTGTCCGAGGGTGGCCGCAAGCCGCTGTCCAGCGGCGGCGTCGAGGTCAAGCAGATGTCCGGGAAGAAGATCGCCGTGCTGGTTCCGGTGAGCATGGAGGTTGCGAACAGCAACGCGGCCGGCCTGTGGACGCAGCTCCAGCGTGATCTGCCGACCGCGTTCGCCCGCGCCTTCGACATGGCGACGATCCACGGCAAGAACATGAAGGGCGGGACCGGGCCCTTCGTCGACTACCTCGCCGCGACGACGAAGACGGTCACGCTGGGCACGACCGCGCAGAACCAGGGTGGCATCTGGGGTGACTTCGTGGCCGGCATGGAGGAGATCATCGACGACGACTGGGACTACACCGGGACCGTCGCCGACAACCGGCTGAAGCCCAAGCTCCTCGCGGCCACGTCGACCACGGGTGAGCCGCTGTTCGTGGCGACGCGCCAGCCCGGTGCCGGGACGGGTGCCGCGCTCCAGGGCGAGCTGATCGGCGAGCCGATCGCCTACTCTCGCAGCGTGTCGGGGAAGCTCCGCCGCCAGTCCACGAGCACCGACTCGGGGCTGCGCGCGATCGGCGGGGACTGGTCGCAGGCCGCCTACGGCGTCGGCATGGACATCTCCATCAAACTGTCCCGCGAGGCGACGTACATCGACGAGGACGGCGGCGTGCACTCGGCGTTCCAGGAGAACCTCGTGCTGCTGCTCGCGGAGGCGTACTACGGCTTCGTCCTCGGCGACGCGGAGGCTTTCGTCAAGTTCCTCGGCACGCCCTCCGGGTCGGCTTCCTGATGGCGGTGGCTGTCCCGGCGTCCGCGCCGGGCGGGACGGCCACCCCGCTGCGGATCGTGGCCCGCGTCCACGCCATGCCTCCGCGGCACAACGCGGGCGCCGAGCACATGCTGGTGTCGATGTTGCGCCCGTTGGTCGAGCGGGGGCACGACGTGCAGGTGTGGCTCAGCCGGTACACCGAGGACCGGGAGCCATATGCCTACCAGGGCATCCAGGTGGTGCCGCTGGCCGCGCGGCTGGACTTCGGGGCGGCTGCTCGCCGCGCCGACCTGCTGGTGTCGCACCTGGAGTGTGTGCCGTCGGTCGCCGCGCTGGCGAGGGGCTACGGGCGGCCGATGGTGGTGGTGTGCCACAACACGCATGCAGCGACCTTCCGGAATGCGGCGGCCGGGCAGACGGCGCTCGCCGTGTACAACAGCCAGTGGATGGCCCGGGAGGCGGAGTTGTTCTTCGCCGAGTACCCGCGTGCCGTGCGCCCGGACTCCAGCCTGATCGTGCGCCCGCCGGTGTTCGCCGAGGAGTACCGCACGCGGCCCGGCGACGCGGTTACGCTGGTCAACTGCAACCCGGAGAAGGGCGGAAGGGTCCTGGAGGCCCTGGCCCGGCGGATGCCGGACACGCAGTTCCTCGCGGTGCGCGGCGCCTACGGCGAGCAGATCCTGCCGGACCTGCCGAACGTCGAGATCGTCGAGCACGTGCCGGGGGACGAGATGCGGGGGCGCGTCTACGGCCGCACGCGGGTGCTGCTGATGCCCTCCAGCTACGAGTCGTGGGGCCGGGCGGGCGTCGAGGCGCTGGCCAGCGGTATTCCCGTCGTCGCGCATCCCACGCCCGGGCTCGCCGAGAGCCTCGGGGAGGCCGCCGTGTTCGTGGACCGCAACGACCTCGACGGCTACGAGGCGGTGCTCCGGCGTCTGGCGGACCCCGCTGAGTACCGGCTCGCCGCAAAGCGGGCCCGCGCCCGCTCCCGCGAACTCGACCCCACCGGCGACCTGGCTGCCTGGTGCGCGGCGGTGGAGTCCCTGACTTGACGGGAGGTTCCGCGATGGCGTTCACCGCGCCAACGGCCGAGGACCTGGCTCTGTACCTGGGCCTGACCGAGATCGACGGTGCGCGGGCGGACTTGCTGATCTCACAGGCTGTGGCCCTGTGCGAGACGGTAGTCCGGCCGCTGCCGGACCAGGCCACCGCAGTGGTCCTATCGGTCGCCGGCCGCGCCTACGTCAACCCCCAGCAGATCACCTACGAGACGATCGGCCCCATGTCGGTTCAGCGGCCGTCCGGATCGGGCGGCCTGTACCTGACGAAGAACGACAAAGCGGCGTTGAAGAGCCTGGCGGGCCGCGGCGGCGCGTTCACCGTCGACCCGACGCCGGCTGGCGCGGATTCGTCGCCGACGTGGCCGCCCAGCCTCGACCCGTGCGCCCCCCGGTGGGGTCCGGGTTGGGGGTGGGGCTGATGCCGGCGCCGTACCCGTACGGGGAGACCGTGACGGTGGTGCGGCGGGAGCCGGTCCTCGGTCCGGACGGGCGGCCGATGCGGGACGACCGCGGGCAGCCGGTCCTCGGGTCACCGCAGGAGATTCCGATGCACGGGTGCGTGGTCACCCCGCGGCAGGAGCTGCCGCAGGTGGGCGGCGCGGAGCAGCAGGCGAGGGACATGGTGATCGTCGGCTGGACGGTGTACGCGCCTCCCGGGTCGGAGGTGCGCACCACGGACCAGGTGCGGATCCGGGGCGTGGTGTGCGAGGTCACGGGCGAGCCCGGCGACTGGCGGCAGAACGTGTTCACCGGGACGCGGGGGCCGGTGCAGTTCGCCGCGGACCGGGTGACGGGCTGAGGAGGTGCCATGGCGACGCGGTTCCGTATGAAGAGGAAGGGCGTCGGGGAGTTGCTGCGGTCGCCGATGATCGAGGCGGAGATGCGGCGCCGCGGCGAGGTCATCCGGGACGCGGCGGTGGCGATCTCGCCGGTCGGTACTGCGGCGTGGGACCTGCACCCGGGGCTGTACAAGGCGTCGTGGCACGTCAGCACGCACCGGCGTCGGGACCGCGCGGTGGCCGTGGTGTGGAACGGCACGCCGTACGCGCGGTGGGTGGAGTACGGCACCGAGCGGGTGCCCGCGCACCACGTCCTGCTGCGCGCGGCGCTGGCCGGGGTCCGGTGATGGCTGCCCCGGTGGGGTCGGTGGACGTCGAGGTGCTGCTGATCGACTGGCTTCAGGGGCGCCTCGGGGCCGGCGTGGTCGTCCGCGACGAGCTGGACAACCGCCTCCTCGAGGAGCTGCCGACCGTGCAGGTCGAGGAGCTCCCTGGGACGGACGACGGGCTACGGCTGTCCCGCGCCATGGTCGACATCAACGTCTACGCCGCGTCGCGCCAGCAAGCGCGTGATCTGGCCGCGCAGGTGCACAGGCTGCTGCTGGGTGCCCTGCGTGGTTCGGCGACGGATGCGGCGGTCGTGGGCCGCGTGGCCGCAGTGACCACACCGGCGCCGCGGCCGTACGAGAACACGGCCCTGCGGCGCCGCGGGGCCACCTACGAGATCTATCTGCACCCGGTCCACTGAGGCCCGGGGTGGGCCCGCGCCGGGACCCATTCGGAGCCCGTGCGCGGGCTGAGTATGTCTGGAGACACATCATGGTGACGATCGCCCGCGCCGCTGATCTGACGGTCATCGGCGCCAACGGCGGCGGCTGGACGGCCACAGCGGGCACCGCTGCGCCGGCGACGCCGGAGACGCAGCCGGCCACCCCGTGGCTGGCCCTCGGCGCGATCAGCGACGACGGCCTGGTCTACGGGTTCGACGAGGAGTCGCAGCAGTTCACCCCGTGGGGCCTCACCTCGCCGTTCAGGACGACGATCACCCAGTCGATCCGCACGTTCCAGGTGACGCTGTGGGAGACCGCCAGGGTGGCCGTGCAGAGCCTCATGTTCCGGCTGCCCGAGGCCGACCTCCAGCCCGATGGCACCGGGCTGACCAAGTTCGCGGAGACCGCGTCGCCGGAGCCGGACCGCCGCGCGTTCTGGTTCGTCGTCCTCGACGGGGCGACCACGAGGGGCTTCTACGTCCCGCAGGGAGAGATCACCGACCGCTCGGACGTCACGTTCAAACAGGACGAGATGAGCGGGTACCAGATCACGGTCACCGCGTACCCGGACGACGCCGGCAACACGGTGTACCACCAGGACAAGGTGCCGGTAACGCCTGCCGAGCCGTCCTCGTGAGCTGGTGGGTGGGCTGCGGATCGTGGCGCGGGCCCAGCCCACCCACCACCCCCCTTCCCCGCGCCGCGACCTGAAGAGCCCGCGCAGTGGACGACGCCACCCGGGTCGATTCCCACGGGGAACCGATCAGCGGCCTGTGCTTCGACGACCTGCACGACCAGTGCGAATGGCCGACTGCCCCTTCCTTCCCTCTCTACTGCTCGTGCTCCTGCCACGAGAGAAAGGCCCGCGCCATGACCAGCACCACCGACACCGAGCCGGAGCCGTCGGCCGCCGAGGCCCAGGAGATCGAGGCCGCGGCCGAGACGTGGGTGACCGTGCCGCTCGCCGGCTACAACGGCGACACCCAGGAAGTGCGCTGCCACCCGCCGACCCGGTGGCGGGCGTCGGCGATCCGCGCTCTCAACCAGGGCCAGTTCGACGTGTTCATGAGCCTGGTGCTGCACGAGGACGACTACGACACGTACGTGGAACTCGACCCCACCGCCGAGGAGATCGGGCAGCTCGCCGAGGTCGCCGGTCGGCTCCAAGGCGAGGCCCTGGGGAAATCCGGTGGACGGCGCAGGTCCTCGAGGAGCACGCGGAAGCGGTAGAAGCCGACCTGCTGGAGCGCGGCATCGACGTCCTGGACGTGCACCGCGGTCGGATGTCGTGGCGGCGGCTGCGGGTGCTGATCGAGCACCTGCCGGCCGAGTCCGCCACCATGACCGCGCTCCGGAACTCGACCCCGACTGAGGAACTCGAGCGACTGGGCCGCACGGCCGAGCCGGAGCGAGGACGTTGGTCCCGTCTCGAGGACCTTGTGGCTCTCGGGGTCGACATTCAGCGGCAGGCGCTGCACGCGTTCCTGCTGGCCAACCACGGCAAGGGGCCGAAACCTCAGGCGCCGGACCCGATTCGGCGCCCAGGGGTCTCCCGCAAGGAGCAGCCGAAGAGGGAGCCGCTGTCGGGCGCTGACGCCGAGCGGCTGTTCGCACTGATCAATGGGTGAGCGGAGGTGAGTCCTAGTGGCGATCTCCGTGGGCTCGGTCGAGGTCGACATCGTCCCGAACACCCGGGGCATCTATGGCCACCTCCGCAGCGCGCTGGTGCCGGCAGCGACCAAGGCCGGCCGCGACGCTGGCGACGCGGCCGGCCGCGCGTTCGGCCCGGCGATGCGGCAGCAGATCGCCGGCCTCGGCCTGTCGATCGGGCAGCAGATCGGGCAGCAGATCGCCGTCCAGATCACGGCCGCGGTGCGCAATGCGCTGCGGCAGGGGGTCACCCAGGGGGCCCGGACAGCGCGCCCGGCGGCCGTCCGCGGTGGCGAGCAGGCCGGCGGCGCGTTCGCCCGCGCCGCCCGGGCTCGCATCGAGGCGGCGTTCCGGTCCCTGCCCGACGTCACCATCGGAGCCAACACGGCCGAGGCCGACGCCGACATTCAGGCGCTGCGGACCCGGCTGGAGGCGCTCTCCGGGCAGCGCATCGGCGTCGACATCGACGCGGCCGACGCCCGCGCCCAGATCGAGGAGATCGACGCCGAGCTCCACCGCCTAGGGGCAGCCCACCCGAATGTCACGGTGCGGGCGGATACCGCCAGGGCGCGGGCCGAGCTCGCGGCGCTGAAGGCGGAGATCGACCGGATCTCCGCCGACCCCACCCGAGTGCGCGTCGAGACCGACGGGACCTTCGGGCAGCGGCTGCGCGCGGCGGTGCAACAGGCCGAGGCATCCCTGCCGAACATCAACATCGACGCCGACACTTCCGAGGCGGCGGCGCGGATCGCGAACCTGCGGGCGCAGCTCACCGCCCTGCGCGACCAGCGGATCGGCATCGACATCGACGCCGCGACCGCCCTCGCCAAGGTCGAGGACATCCAGGCCCGCCTCCAGCGGCTCTCCGCGTCCGATGTCGACGTGGCGGTCCGGGTGGACGCCGCGGCGGCAACGGCCCAGCTCGCCCAGGTCCGGGCGATGGTGGCCGCGCTGGACGGCAAGAAGGCCGACGTCCGCATCGACACCTCCGGGGCGCTTCGAGCCCTGCTGCAACTGTCGGTGGCGCTCCTGGCGGTTCCGGCGATCCCCGCGATCCCGGTGATCGCGGCCGGCCTCGGGTCGGTCACGGCCGCGGCCACCGCGGCAGCCATCGGCGTGGGCGCGCTCGCCGCCGTCGCGGTCCCGGCAATCATGGACATCGCCAAGGCCCTCCAGGCCCAGAAAGCGGCGCGCGATGCGGCGACCACGGCCGATGCGAAGGGCGAGCACACCGCAGCGCAGGCCGCCGCCCGCGACCAGCGGCGGGCCCTTCAGATGTCCGGCGCCCAGGCGGCGTTGGCCACGGCGCACCGCACGGCAGCCCGCCAGGTCCGTAACGCCCAGCGCGCCGTCGCCGACGCGGTCCAGCAGGCCGCAGACGCCCACGAGCGCGCGACGGCCCAAGCCGAGCGCGCTCAGCAGGCGGTCGCCGACGCGGTCCGGCAGGCCGCCGACCGGCAGCGGGATGCCGCGGCCCGCGTCGCCCAGGCCGAACGCGGGCTGCGAGACGCGCAGGTCGACGCCCGGCAGGCCCAACAGAACCTGACGCAGGCGCGCCGGGACGCCGCCCAGCAACTCCAAGACATGGAACTGCGGCTCGCCGGAGCACAGCTCGCAGAGCGGGACGCCGTGCTGGGGGTGCAGCGGGCCCACGAGCGCCTCACCGAGGCGCAGCGGCAGGGCTCCGGCGCGTCGCGCCTGGACCGGGAGGAGGCGCAGCTCGCCTACGACCAGGCGGTGCAGCGCCTCGCCGAGCAGCGGCGCGAGACCGAGCGCCTCGCCGCGGAGAAGCGGGACGCTGACCGTGCGGGCGTGGAGGGCTCGGACGCGGTCCGGGGGGCGCAGGATCGGCTCGCGGACGCCCAGCAGGGAGTCCGGGACCAAGCTGCCGCAGTCGCTGAGGCGCAGCGGGAGCAGGCTCGGACGGCCGCCGAAAGCGCCCAGGCGGTCGCTGAGGCGCAGCGCGCCGTGGTGGAGGCGCAGGCTGAGGCTCGGCGCGCCCAGGCTGACGGCGCGGAGGCGATCCGCCGGGCTGAGGAGGCGCTGGGCGAGGCACGGGTGACCGCGGCGGACTCGGTGGCGTCGGCGCAGCGGCAGGTGGCCTCCGCGGAGATGGAGACGGTGGGCGCGGCGGACCAGGCCGCCGTGGCCCAGGCGAAGTACGACGCGGCGCTCGCGGCGTTGTCTCCGTCGGCGCGGACGACGTTCGACGCGCTCATGGACCTCAAGGCGGGATTCGGCGACTGGTCGAAGAGCCTCCAGCCGGACGTCATGCCCCTGTTCACCCGAGCCCTGGACGGCCTGCGGGACTCGCTGCCGGCTCTGACCCCGCTGGTGCACGAGGCGGCGGAAGGGGTCGGCGAGGTGCAGGACCGGGCGTCCCGCGGCTTCGACAAGCCGTGGTGGCAGACCTTCCGCCGCGACCTGACCGACTCGGTCCGACCGGCGATCGTCGGCGTCGGGACGGCGTTCGGGAACGTCTTCAAGGGCATGATGGGCGTGGTCGGCGCGTTCCTGCCGCACATGGACTCGATATCCGAGACCATGCAGCGGATCACCGGGCGTTTCGCCAATTGGGGCGTCGGGTTGCGGGGTAGCCCGGGATTCGAGCGGTTCCTGGAGTACAGCGCTGAGCAGGCCCCCATCGTCGCCGAATTCCTCGGCGACATCGGCCATTCTCTGTTCGAGGTGGCGCACGCTCTGGAGCCGTTGTCCGGGCCGGTGATGGAGGTTCTGGGGGCGATAGCGCGCGGGATAGCGTCCATCGCGGAAACGCTGCCGTGGGTGATTCAGGGCATGTACCTTGCGTTCGTGGCCACGCGTGTGTGGACGCTGGCCATGGTCGTGTTCAACGTGGTTACCCGAGCGAATCCGCTGATGCTGTTGGTCACGGCGATCGTCGCCGTGGTCGCCGCTGTCATCTACGCCTACAAGCGGTGGGGCTGGTTCAGGAAGGGCGTTCAGGCTGCCTGGCACGGTATCCAGGTCGCTGCGGAATTCGCGTGGACTCGTATCCTCAAGCCGGCACTGGAGGGCATCTGGATTGCGCTTCAGGCGGTGGGGAATGCCGCTACGTGGCTGTGGAAGACCATCCTGATGCCTGCGTTCGACGCCATCGGCATCATCGCAAAGACGCTGTTCACCGTGGTGGTGACGCTGGCGCTCGCCCCGATGGTCGTTGCGGTACAGGCCCTGGGGAGCGCCGTGTCCACTCTCTGGGACACAGTAATCGAACCAGTTTTCACGGCGATCGGCGCAGCCGCCACGTGGCTGTGGGAAGAGTCAATCGGTCCCGTGTTCACCGCCATCGGAGATGCCGCCGGCACATTGTGGAAGATGGTCATAAAGCCGGCATTCGAAGGCATCGGCCAAGTCTTCTCGTGGTGGTACACCTACGTCGTCAAGTTCTACTTCGGCCTCGCTGAAGGCGCCCTTGATGCCCTAGGCGATGCATTCGGCTGGCTGCTCGATAAGGCAATCGTTCCTGTTTTCCAGGGAATCCGGGACACCCTCAGTACCGCATGGTCCAAGGGGCTGAGTCCAGTCTTTACGCAAATCAAGACGGCGGTCCGCCTGGTGGGCGACGCATTCAATTCCGCAAAGGAGGCGATCAAGAAAGCCTGGGGCAAGATCAAGGACGTCACCAAGGGGCCCGTAAATTTTGTCATTGGCGCTGTGTACACGCGGGGCATCAAGGCCGTCTGGGACAAAGTCGCTTCCTTCGTGGGTCTTTCGAAGTTGCCAAAGGCACCGAAGCTGCTCGCCGCCGGCGGCACAGTGGGCCCCGGGTGGGGGCCGGCCGCGCCGATGGTCACCTCCCGGCCGACGGCAATCGTCGGCGAGGGGAACCCGCGGCACCCGGAGTACGTCATCCCGACCGACCCGCGGTACCGGCCCAGGGCGCGCGCCCTGTGGGAGGCCGCCGGCACCCAGCTCCTCGCCGACGGAGGCATCATCGGCGGCGCCTGGGACTGGACGAAGGGCGTCGCCGGGACCGTGACGGGGTGGGCGAAGAGCGGCGTCGACTTGATGACGGACCCCGGCAAGGTGTGGGATCGGCTGATCGGGCCGGTCCGCGACCGGATCCGGGACATCGGGTCGTCGCAGTGGGCGCGGATGATCGGCCGCATCCCGACCATGATGATCAGCGGCCTGAAGTCGCGGCTCGTCGACGCCGTGACGAGCTTGCTCGGGTCCAGTGTCGACGGCTGGGTCGGAGAGTGGCTCAACCCGGTGATCGGTGGCCGCTTCGGGACGCGCTTCGGCGCGCGCGGCTCGATGTGGGCCAGCGGCCAGCACACCGGCCTGGACATCGTGGCGCCGACCGGCACCCCGGTGCGGGCGGTCGCCGACGGCTCGATCACCCGAGCAACCTCCGGCGGCTCGTACGGCAAGCACATCGAGATCTCGCATGGGGGGAACCTCTCCAGCCTCTACGCCCACCTGTCCGCGATCGACGCCGACTTCGGGTTCCCGGTGAAGGCCGGCCAGACGATCGGCCGGGTCGGGGCGACCGGCAACGTCACCGGGCCGCACCTCCACCTGGAGGCGCGCCGGGGGCCGCGCGCCGTGGACCCGCTGCCCTACCTCCAGGGCAAGGTCACCGGTCTCGGGTCGCGCAGCCCGGAGGCGGCGCAGCGGTACGCCCGCAGCATCCTGTCCAACTACGGCTGGGGCCGCGACCAGTGGCCCCCGCTGCGGAGGCTGTGGGAGGCCGAGTCGGGGTGGCGGTGGAACGCCCGCAACCCCTCCTCGGGGGCCTACGGCATCCCGCAGTCCCTGCCGGACTGGAAGATGGCCGCGCAGGGGAAGGACTGGCGCACCAACCCGGCCACCCAGATCAAGTGGGGCTTGGGGTACATCCGGGCGCGCCCGGACTACCGGTCGCCGGCGGGCGCCTGGGCGATGTGGCAGTCCCGGTCGCCGCACTGGTACGACTCGGGCGGCTACCTGCCGGAGGGCCTGTCCCTGGCCTACAACGGCACCGGGCGCCCCGAGGCGGTCATCACGCACCAGCAGGAACGGGCGTTGCTGTCGATCGCCGCCAACCGGGCCGCCGCCGCCCCGGACCTGGGCGACCTATCCGTTCACGTCTACGTCGGCGACCGCGAGATCACCGACATCGCCAGGGCCGAGGTGCGCGCCGCGACCGGGCGCCTCGTCTCCACCATCCGAGCACGGTGAGGAGGTAGGTGTGGCGATCCCGGGGAACTTCCTGTCGCCGACGACAGAGACGATCGACCCGAACACCTCCGGGTGGACGTCGCTGCTGAACTGCACGATCAGCCGCGGCACCGGGGGGCGGAGTGGCGACGGGACGCTGCGGCTGACGTCGGTGGCGGCCGGGGAGATGCGGGCCCGCACCGTCGCCAGCTACCCGGTGGTCGTCGGCGAGTTGTATTGGACGTTCGCCGACGCCTCGAGCGCGACCTTGCCAGAGCGCATCGGGATCCGGTGGCTCAACGCGGTCGGCGTGGAGATCGGCATCACGTGGTCGCTGACCACCGCCTCGGCGTCAGCATCGTGGCACCGCGTCTCGGTGGCGGGCATCGCCCCGGCGGATACGGCGTCGGCGCAGGTGGTGCTGTCGTCGATGACCCCCGCGGCGCCGGGGGTCGTCCACGCCTTCGAGAACGTGTACCTCGGCTGGCCGCTGCGGTCGACGGGCAACCTGCTCTCGTTCAACGCCGAGTCCGGCGGCGAACTCGACCTCAGCGCCTGGGCGGCCGGCACGAACTGCACGCTCAGCAGAGTTGCGCCGGCGTCGGTGTGGCCGGCGACCTGGTACTACGCCGGCGGCGAGCAGGTGGCGCTCACGGTCACGGCCGCCGGGAACGCGGACGCCGAGTGCGTCGAGCGGCCCGCGGTCACGGCTGGTGTCGACTATGCGGGGTTCGCCTACCTTTCCCCGCCCGGCGCCGGCTCCTCGACGTGGGTGGAGCTGCGATTCTTCGATGGGGCCGGCGTCCTACTGCTGGCCAAACGATCGGTGCTCGCGGCGCCGGGGACGGGTACGTACCGGCAGATCGCGTCGGGGGTGGCTCCCCCAGGCGCGGCCACGGCCGGCCTCGCCGTCGGCATCACCGGCGGCACCGCGGGGCAGGTCGTGCGCACGGAGGGCGCATACGTCGGCACCGTCGCCGTGGCCACGGCCAATCTGGGGCGCACCGGGAACGTGCTGACCCACGAGGACTGGAACTTCGAGCAGGGCGTCGGCCAGTGGGCGGTGGTGTCGGGCCCGGCAGCGATCGCCAGGTCCACCCCGTGGGGCGCGGTCGCCCGGTACGACTCGTACTCCCTCGCGGTCTCCTCGCCGACGATCGGCGCCAGCGTCCTACACTCCGGAACCTACGCGGTGCCGGCGAACGCCGGCGGCCAGTCGTGGCGGATCGCGGTCGTCGCCCAAGTGGGGGCGGGCGGCTGGCAGATCCTCCTCAACGTGCACTGGTGGGACGGCTCGGGCGCGGATCTCGGCGTGACGGCGGGCACGCCCGGCACGATGCCCACCCCCGGCTGGTGGTCGGTCTCCGAAGACCTCACGGCGCCCGAGGGGGCCGCGGAGGCCCGCGTCGAGATCACCCTGACCGCCACGTCGGCAGCGAGCGCCATCAACTTGGACCGGGCGGCGCTGTGGCCGATGTTGCCGCTCACCTCCGTCACCGCCCGGCCGGACTCTGCATCCGTGCAGGTCATCCTTCGCGAGCTGACCGTCGGCGAGACCCTCACGCTGTGGCGCGTCGCTGGCGGCCAGCGCACGCTGGTCCGCGGCCCGGACGGCCTGACCGACCACATGCTCATCCCGTCGGACACGATCGTCATTGAGGACTACGAGGCGCCCCTCGGCGTCCCCCTGACGTACGTGACCGAGCTGTGGAACGTCGACGGGTCTGCGGGCGGCTCGAGAACGTCGGTCCCACCCGTCACCCTCGAGCCGGGCGACGCCAACACAACATGGCTGAAGGATCCGTCGAGGCCACAGCTCAACATGCGGCTGCTGATCCGGCAGGCGCCGGACTGGCAGCAGCCGGTCGAGCAGTCGGTGTTGCGGGTCCGCGGCCGACCCAACGCGGTCATCGTCTCCGACGTGCGCGGGGGCCGGGAGGGCGACCTCGTCCTGTGGACCCAGTCCGACAGCGAACGGGATGCTCTCCGCTACCTGCTCGCCTCGAGCGACGTGCTGCTGTGGCAGTCCCACCCGCGGATGGGCGAGCCGGACGTGTACGTGTCGGTCGGGCAGACGACCGCGGCCCGAGTCACCACGTACGCGCCCGAGCCGTGGCGGGAGTGGACGCTCCCCCTGGTCGAGCAGGACCAGCCGACCGGTGGCCAGTCCGGGTCCGCCGTCTGGACCGTCCAGGACGTCTTGGTGGAGAACGACACCGTTCAGACGGTCCTGGACCGGTACGCGACGGTGATGGACCTCCTGCTCCACCAGCGCACCACGTGAGGGGGTGGCCAGGTGTACCCGCCTCCGAGCGCTCAGTTCCTGCCGGCGCATGCCCAGTCCCACCGCCTCGTGTCCGTGGTCGAGCTGCACCGCACCGACGGCGCCGTGGTACGGCTCCCGCACACCGGCGGGTCGGTGACCGTGGACCGCGGGGCGGCGGTGCGCCGCACATGCACCGTGACCGTCTCGGACACGAGCCTGATCCCCATGACACCCTCAGCGGAGATGGCTATCTGCGGGGCCCGACTGCGGATCCTCCGCGGCATCCAGTACGCGGACGGCACCGTGGAGACGGTGCCGCTGGGGGTGTTCCGCGTCGACTCGGTATCCGGGGATCCGGACTTTGGCCCGGTCGCCATCACCGGATCCGGCCTCGAGGCGATCATCGGAGACGACCGGTTCATGGCCCCGTACTCGACCCGGGCGAACACTGCGGCGGTGACCGCGATCGCTGCGCTGGTGCGGGAGTCGATCCCCGGGATCGTCGTCGTCGCCTCGGTGTCCGACGAGCCGCTGGGGCCGCGCACCTGGGACCGCGAGGCGAACCGGTGGGACGCCGTCCGCGAGCTCGCCACCGCCGTGGGCGCGGACGTGTACGTCGACGCGGACGGCCAGGTCGTGGTCGCCGAACTGCCGGACCTGCTGACGGCGCCGATCGTCTGGTCCGTGGACGCGGGCCCGGGCGGCGTGCTGATCTCCGCGGAGCGCGGCTACTCCCGCGAGGGCATGCACAACGTGGTCGTCGCCTCGGGCGAGAACACCGAGACCGGCTCCGCGCCCGTCTCGGCGACCGCCATGGACGACGACCCCGGCAGCCCGACCTACTACCTCGGGCCGTTCGGACGGGTGCCGCGGTTCTACTCCAGCCCGACGCTCACCACGGTGTCGCTCGCGCAGGGTGCCGCGAACAAGCTGCTGCGGGATTCGGTGAAACTGGCCTCGACCGCAGACATCACCGCGGTGCCGAACCCCTGCCTGGAGCCCGGCGACGTGATCCGGGTGACATACGGCTCCGGCGACCGCGAACTCCACCAGGTGCAGAGCTACACGATCGACCTGGCCGGCGGAAGCTTCACCCTGACCACGATCAGCGCGAAGGAGGACGCCTGATGCCGGGCATCGAGCAGGACTTCGCCGACGCCGTGGCCGCTCTCTCCACGCGCACCGGCACGGCCACGCCGGCGGTGCGCGGATCCGACTGGCAGACGGCCACCGTCACCGCGGTGAGCGGCGACGGCACCGTGGACGTCGGGACCGTCCGGGCGCGCCGGCTCGAGTCGTACACGGCGCCGCAGGTCGGGGACCGGATCATGCTGACCCGGTCGGGGGGCGGAAACTGGGTTGCCGTGGGCCGGTGTGCGGACGCCGGGCCGGCCCTGGGGCTACCGGGAGTCCCCATCTACAAGCCGATCGCCACGGACCGGGCGAACGCCACGACACTGACGGACGACCCCCACCTGACCATGCTCCTTGATCCCGGCACGTGGCTCGTGGAGTTCTGTTTGCTCGTCGGCGCTCCGGCGGATGGACTGATGACGACGGCCTGGGCGGTGCCGCCGGGCGCGACCGGCGTCAAGGCCGTCCAGGGCCCGGGCTCCGGCGCCAGCGACGGCATCGGCGACAACATCCTGATGCGTTCGGGCGCGCACGGCTACACGGGGCCGGTGACGTACGGGCGCCGGACGTCGCCGACCGGGCTGCTGTTGGCGACCGAGTACAGCATCCTCACCACGGCCTCGTCCGGGACGTGCGCGATCCGGTGGGGGCAGGCGACGGCGTCTGCGACGGCGACGCGGATGGGTGCCGGGTCGTGGATGCGCGCCACCAAGATCTCCTAGGAGGATTATGATCACCGACGCCTACGCGCAGGGCTTCGAGTCCCTGGACTACGGCGACGCCCCCGACCTGCGGGTCATGGGCGAAGGACTGCTGGCCATGGTCGGCCAGTGCGTGATGCGGTTCTCCACCGCCTCGGCGCGCAACGCCACACTCACCGCACCGCAGGCCGGCATGACCGTGTTCCTCACCTCCGAGCGGCTGCTGACGGTGTACGACGGCAGCGCGTGGGTGGTCGTAGCGGCCGGCACCAGCACGTGGCAGAACGTGCCACTGGACATGACCAACTGGGCGCACTACACCGCGGTGTTGGGAAACTGGCAGTACCGGGTCGTCAACCTGTTCGGCGAGCCGACGATCATGTTCCGTGGGGGGATCACCCGCGTGACGACCTACCCAGCCAGCCCGCCGTCGCCCATCACGCTGACCAGCACCGCGTTGCCGACCACGGCGCGGCCGACGGCCGTCCGGCCGGTGACCGTCGCCTGCTCCGCGGGCTCATCGGACACGCTGGCGCTGAAGGTCGAAATCACGCCGGGCGGCACCATCGCGGTGTTCGGGATCAGCTCGACGAACAAGCCGCCGTGGGTCAGCTTCAACGGCGTCTTCTGCTCGCTCTGACCTGCTAAATCACCCACCGCCCCGCGCCGCCCGGCCGGGGCGTCGTCATGTCCAGAGAGAGGGGGCCGTCGATGGCCGCTCCGCTGTCCGCTGCCGAGCTGCTCGCCGCACTCAAGGCCGAGGGCCTTCGCGTGATCGAGGTCGGGTCTTGGCGGACCCACAACCGCAACCACAAGGGCGCGTGGGGCCCGGTGCACGGGGTGATGCTCCACCACACGGTGACGTCGGGCACGGCCGCGTCGGTGCGGATCTGCCGGGACGGGTACACCGGGCTGCCGGGCCCNCTGTGCCACGGGGTGATCGACAAGGCCGGCACGGTGCACCTGGTCGGGTACGGCCGCGCGAACCACGCCGGCCTGGGTGACGACGACGTGCTGCGGGCGGTGATCGCCGAGACCGCGCTGCCGCCGGACAACGAGGCGAACACCGACGGCAACGCCAGGTTCTACGGGTTCGAGTGCATCAACCTCGGCGACGGCACCGACCCGTGGCCGGCCGCGCAGGTCGAGGCGATGGTGCGCGCGTCCGCCGCGGTCTGTCGGGCGCACGGCTGGACGGCGCCGAGCGTGATCGCGCACGCCGAGTGGCAGCCCGGGAAGGTGGACCCGCGGGGGGTCAGCATGTCGAGCATCCGGGGCCGGGTGGCCGAGAGGCTGAAGCACGCGCCGTCCTGGTCCCCGACGGCCAAGCCGAAGCCACCCCCGCCCGCGAAGCCGCCGGCCCCGCGCCCGGTACCCACCACCGCGCAGCGACTCGCCGCGCTGGAGAAGAAGGTCACGGCGCTGACCGGGCGGGTCGCCGCCCTCGAGCGGAGGAGCTGACCATGAACCTGTTCGCCAGCTTCATGCGCACGGTGGTGCCGGTGGCCGCCGGCCTGCTGCTCACCCTCGCGGCCCGGGCCGGCTTCGACATGGACGACGCGTCGGTCACTGCGGCGGTGACGGCAGCGCTGACTGCCGGGTACTACGCCGTGTTCCGGCTGATCGAGGAGGCCGCGGGACGGCTCGGTGTGCCGTGGCTGCGGACCCTGGCGGGGGTCGCGCTGGGC